ATTAAAATGTCTATTAAAGGTCCAATACCTTCTGTTAAATCTTTGATCCCTTCAATAAACTCTAAAACGATAGGTAAAACTTTAGCACCTATTTCGGCAGTTAAATCCGACATTCGTGCTTGTAATTGCTGAAATCTTTCGGAGGCAGTAACCATTTGACCTGCTTCGCCTACTTTCCTAATTATATCCTGACCTTTATCTAGTACCGCATTTAGAAGAGCCTGTTTCTTTTCTTGATCTGTTAGTTTACTAACCGTTTTTCCGATAGATTTTGCATAGTCTTCATTGGCCTGTCCTATTTTTACAGTAATACCAAGGTTATCCAAAATAAGAGGAGAAGCACGTCCAATACCTACTACAATATCATTAAATAATTGCTGTACGGATCCTCCGGTCGCTGTAGCAGAGGCCCTGGCAATTTGCATTAGATTATCCAGTTCATCCATCGGTAATCCAAGAAGATTGGCACGTGACGCCGCCAGCATCAAATCTAACTCGCTGACAGTTTCCCCGGAAAGTCTTCTCATGTTGTCAATTACTTCATCTGCCACCACACCAGATTCTTTTGCAATACTTTGAAAGGACATTTTAACCTGTTCAACATCAGCAGCATACTTGGCAGCATCCAATCCTTGTTTGATTGCAATACCTACACCTGCGACAACTCCTCCCGCAGCCAGCATAGCCGGGGCGAAGGTGTTTTTAATGTCACTACCAGTTTTTTTAGCAAAATTAGAAATTTTACTTTCTAGACCTTCAACAGTTTTAGAGGCTTTATCTTTTGCAGTAAATTGTATTCCTACATCTGTTTTCTTCGCCACTACCGCCTCCGTATAGGTCTACTATTGTGTGAAACACGTCTTATTAAATTTCTACCCCGGGGACCTCTTCCTGCACCCAAGTTATTTTTACTATATTGCTCTTTTTGTTTCTTATTTTTCCACGAAACATATTTACTCCGTATAGTCTCGTATATCTCAAAATCCAACCAAGGCTGTTGAGAATATGATCCTGGATATTTCCAATGCCTGTAGGTACCATCACCATCAAGAAAAACCAAGCACTCCATGATCCATAAAGACCATTTTTCCATCACAGAGAATGGTTCCCGACCCTCGTTATCTAACTCTCCTTTTCTGAACTTGTTTCCTGAGAGCCACCATTCTGTTGCGTCTCGGATGTCCCGTTGCTCTTCTGCGCTAAAGGGCGGTTATGCTCCAAAACGATGTTAAATATTTCTCCCTCTATTTCAGGAAATTGAAACAGTTCGTCTAAAAAGGTTTCTGTCCACTCTTCTTTTTGGCCCGCCTCATTTTCAAAATTGTGATCAATTACCCCTTCTAAGAGAACCGCAGTATGAAATCGTTTTAATTCTCCTTCTTTCAACTCTTGAGGAATACCTTTTTCGTCTACGGGTATTTCATTCTTTAATTGCATGATTTTTTCTTGAGCATTGATAGTAAATTTCCTCACAATCACCCAACTTCCGGGTAATGAATCTAAATCATATTTAGATTCCCTCTGAATTTCTCTCGCTTTGTTTTTCCACTTCATTTGTTACTCCCTAATTCCTAATTGTAATCTGTAGGCATCCAGTAATTCTTCTGTGCCTTTCTTCTCGTTTATTGATTTTATCTCTCCTCTCACCTCATCCATTAAATTATAATCCGCATCTGTTGTAGGCCACTCTCCAATTAAGTGTAACAATTTTGTAAATGCCTCCTTTTTGATTTCATCTTCTTTGATGTTATTTTTTATCCATTTAAAAGTTTCTTCGAAAGTAGCCATAATACACTTCTTTTAACCAGCTGAATACAAGGAAGAATCCTCATTAACAATAGTAATAGTTACAGGGTCATTATACGTAGTTCCTTTCGGTGAGATAGCCTTGAAATTTATATTCGCGTCAAATACTCCTGCATTTTCGGTGTATTCAAAATTCTGAAGTGAGCAATAGGGCACCTCGATAACCATGTATTGAGGTACGTCGTCTGTTATATCACCACCCGCAAAATGAAGAGCAATAGAAACCTGGGTATTTGCAAATACACTAGCTCTCTTAAGAAAGGAAACACTATCCAATCGCACTTGTAAATTACCATTACACTCAAATATGCCTTTCTGCTGATATTGTCTATCCAGAGATCCACCTCCATATCCGTCAGCATTGTGATTGTTATTCATACTCAATTCAAAGTTTCTTGTATAATTGTAGTCAGCACCATCCACAGAAAAGTCACCCTGATAAAAAATCAACGGATCGTAATCTTCCATAGTTAAAGCAGAGGCAACTTGACTGCCCGTTTCTGTCATACCCAAAATAGAACACGTACCTTCTATCATAGCCTTTAACGCGCCACTGATAGACATTGAATCCACCACACATCCCGCATAAAGAAAATTATCTTGATAACCGTCTTTTTGCAGGGACAAGGTAGGTTTCTCATCAGTAGTTAAGTCTATTTTGAAGACATGCCGGTACGCGCCAGAAGTGGTAGAAGTGAACCAAACATAACACCAAGTATTTTTTGCCTGATTTGAACCAAAGCCAACGATTGAATTCGTAGAACTCAAAGGATGCGTCCCAGTTCCAAAAAGAGATTCAGCTGAATAACTCCCATAAGCGTCTATAGTAGAAACCAGTTCACTTAGGGTGTCATTCCCCGTTGCTGTTAAATCTATTGTACCACTCGAACCAAAATTTGCGTCTCCTGTTTCAGATCCTTTAGTGCCCAAAAGACACCTGAGTTGATCTCCCGTCGCATTAGCAACAACTTTGGCGCTGGCCTGTGGCCCTGTATATTTAAATCGTAAACACGCGCCTACCTGTTCTCCGCCAATCTCATCTCCTAAAAGAGACTTCAAAAGAATACCAACTCCTCCGGTTGGACGAATAGCGAGAGGAACATCCCCGGCAACATCCGCAAAGAGAATATATTCTCCCGAAGACATGTTATTTCCAAGAATGGCCGGATCGGGTCCGGTATTGGCAGATCGGTCTACAGTTACCACACCGGATATAGGCACAACTTTTGTTCTTGATCGTGCAGTACCCGCAGTAGCCTCAAGCCCCACGGTTAATTTTATTTGATTAGTACTGGCCATAATTCCACCTTCCTAACTAAATTTCCTTTGTTATCTCTGATAGGACGGTTTCCTTATTCTAGGTGCTCAAACTCTTGCATATTAAAGGTATAATGAGCATCTGAGTCAATTCCCTTGACTCCCTGTTCTCCATCATAGGAGAGTAATCCTCGTCATCTAATTTGACATCCACAAATACACTTCCAAAAGTATCATCCGCCTCTTGAAGTCTGTTTATTGTTTCACTGTATCTATAAAGCGTATTCTGCACTACTTCTACAGTAGGATGCACATGCGTTATACGCAAATTGATATGATGTATAAGCCACGGATGAACCAACGGCGCGTCTTCAAATCCATAATCATGGCGCATTTCAGAAGGCAACACCTCTATTTTCGGATGTTTTTTTGCCCTATTTACACCCGCATAAATATTAGGAGTTTCCGTAGTAACATCAGAACGCTCTGTTTTAATGGTTGTTAACATAGTATTGAATTCAGAATCCAAGTACTGTTTAACCGCCAGAATCGCGTCCTCAGTATATAATCTGTCAGGCATAACCTATGAATAGTATTTCCGGTAAAAACAGTTTTGTAAAGTAAATTTTACGTTAAATTATTCCCTTGGACTCAAAATACTCAGTCATATACCGAACCAAAAATCTTTGTAATTCGGAAATATCCCTTTGCGTAATAGTAATTAAAGACCTTGCTGGGATATATCGTGTACCAGCATGTTGATATTCTGCATATGATTTCCTTGTACCCCAAAATAAGGTATTTCCAGTTCTGTTTATAATTTCAGGACTTGCTTGCAAATCTCCGGATAAAATCATAGCCCTAGCATGTCCGTATTTTAATAATTTCCATACTGCATAACCAGGAGATAAGGGTTCCCAGGCTGGCAAGCCTCTTCTCCCCCCCTGATTCATAAATGTTTGTCCCCACCAGCTTCTAAGCAGTAGCATAGCCGCCCGGGTAAACGCCTCATGTGGTATTTCGGGATGTGTAACAAAGTGTTCTATATCCTCAAATGCGTCAAGAAGATTTCCCAAGTCAACTTGTATGTCAACTTCGATCATACGATATTACCCACTCCCGGTCGCCTGAAAGTATCTTCGTCTATCTCTTCATTTGCATCATCCAGAATAATCAAATCCCCTTGTTCTATTTTGTTCAGGAGTTTTTCATAAGCATCTTGAAAGTACTTCAGAACTGAATTAGCAAGAGTATCGTTCATTAAAATATCTTCTTCGTCACGCCAGTTTCTTACCAGAATAAGTATTGCTGTTTTATACTGCGCCAATCTATTCACAACACGGGGAACATCATCCAATGCTTCCATTTCATCCCAATCAACGTATTTGGAAAGATCATCTTTTACTTCCTCATCAGCATCCTCAATAGTTTCTGTAATAAAAGCATCTTCTATATTTGAGTTTTTAACGGCAGGCAAATTTCGGTATAATTGATCAATAGATGATAGAGTAGTCCAAGCCATACACTCCTCCTATGTGATAAATGTTAGAGGTTCCCAATCCTCACTTGCCTCATTATCGCACTTTTTTTTAATTAAGTTAACCCCCATTCCATAGATAGAACTTTCTCTTTCTTTTTCCCATCTTGGATCAGTAAAAAACTCCCTAAAGGCTTCAAGCATCGCCAAGATAGTCTCAGGACTTCGTAGTGCCCAGTTTATATTGCCTGCCATCTCATTGCTGTTTTTCAGATCACCCAAAAGACGGTACTTTATAGAGGCCAAATTTTTCTGTTGATCAGGTTCATGAAAAACAAAATGCCATAATGCACGGGGATAATAAACAAGATCACCAAAGGCCAACACTCTACTTGTCCATTCCCTTGTTTGCTTTCTCGGAAAACGAGTGTCCCAAGGCCCTGCCCTTCGTGCTAAATCCATCTTAAAAAGCCATCCTCCCAGAGATTCCTTTCGTAAATAATTTTGTAGCGTAGACAATCGAGCATCATATATCTCTGCTACTCGGTAGTACTTTTCTCCCCCCTCATAAAAATGAGTTATAAAATCAGTATGCACTCCATTTACTTCTCTCCCACGAATGAAATCAATAACCTCTTCCGCCCAGGTAGGTTCAAGCCAACAGTCTGCCGCATCATGATGCCACCAATCACCTGTTGCATGTTCTAAAGCAATGTTATTTGCCTCTGATACGGACCGAAATTCAGAAGTTCTTTCCCGTCTAAATACCCGAATATCTTTTCCGTAGCTTCTTAAAATATCCGGTGTATTATCTGTTGACCCATCATCTACCACGATAACCTCTATATTTTTATATGTCTGATTCAAGGCGGATTCAATAGATTTCCGCAAGAGATGCTCTTTTTCGTTATAGGTCGGTATAGCAATCGTGATTTTATTGTCCATGAAGAACCTCTTCTATTATTTCGTTCATCTTTTTGAAAATTAATTCTTTATCAAAATTCGTTCTTGCCCATTCTAAAATGTCAACACACGTTAACGGATAGTTATCTGCGATATTCCAAAACTCCCGACTATTTTTGAACACCACATCATCAGGAAAAAGAATATCTGCCCCCATCCAATCCGCAACAAGAACTTTGCAACCGCAAGCCATTGCCTCTTGAATAACTGTATGACATCCTTCATTCGTTGAATTACTAACAACAAATTCTACAGAATGATATAAATCTCGTAATTTATCTTTAGGTAAGAAGTCTATCCATTTAATATTTAACTGGTATCTTTTTCCCATCGAAGTACAGATATGTTCTATTTTCTTACTTACGATATTTTTAGCTACGTCTTCGTGTTCTCGTTTTCCTACTATGTATATTGTTCCAAATTTAGTAGGATATTCAGATAGCATTCTTAACAAGGGAATATGCCCTTTAGAATATTCCAAGTTTCCAATAATCGCTAAACTGCCAGATTCAATTTGTTCTATATTAGAATTTTGCCAGAAAGAAGTATCTATTGCAACCGGAAGAAATATTCGTCTGCCCTTGTTTTCAAAAGTATAGTAAGGATTTGTAGTAATAACAGTATGAAGTTTATCCCCCCAGTGTTTCCAGAAATCTTGAAAATATTCACTACCATGTACTCTTACAATAACATTCTTTTTCAGAGATTGACATGTTGCCTGAATAGACTGTTCATTCCCCCATTCTACCCATATAACATCTGCCTCATGCATATTGTTAACAAACTGATATTTATTCCGCCAATGATCAATAAGATCATCTATAAAGACAGTGTTACCCCTGCAAATTACCGCCATTTTTTGCATTCTTTTTCTCCTTGTACAAGTTACAAAACAACTCAATGTTTTCTCGTAGTATTTGATCCCATATCAAAGAGCGTTTGATAATTTCGTCTTCTTCCCGAGAACAACATAGTACATCATCAACAACATGCATACACTCATGTATAAGGGCCTGTCTCTGCCTCCAAAGCGGATACGCTCCATCGATATTTATTTCTTCCTTATCGTGATGCACCGTTCCGTAGCAACACGAGGCGTCTAGAGTAACAGGAGTTTTAAGAGTTATCTTGTAACTTCGCGGACTAACACTAAGATATTTTTCATTGGACATCACACTCTCCTTATTTTTTCAAACTCTCTATGTATGTTTTTATCTTTCTCAAAAACAGGAAAACCGTTTACTGAACCTGGAACCTGTTTACCCCTTCTGCCTATTGAATAAATCCCTGGTTTTACATAATACTGTCTACTGGTTCCGACATAGCACTCTTCCCCCGATGTCTGGTCAATAATATCAGGTATATTTTGAAGTTCGCCAAACTTAGGTCGCATCAGTTAATTCTCCAAGAAGATCAAAAGTTTCTTTCATTTGTTTATCTAATGAATAATTGTCTTCTATGTATTTTCGATACTTTTCAGAATCATAATCACCTTGTATAAGATCAGAAAGTTCCAATAACTCTTCCCATATGAGTTCTTTCGGCCAAAGACCGCTCGCCCCAAACCAATTAAAGATTAAAGGTTTTATACCCTTCGCCATACCCTCTGCTATTACGTAGCTGAAACTTTCAATATTGGAAGTAGACAAGATGAACTTTAAATCCTCCATCCACGAATTCATGTTTTCAACTCGAGGTATAAATTCATAATTCTTACAATTACGAATTGCCCATTTCAAGGATTGCATCTGCATGGCACCTGTTTGAGGTATGTCCAATCTGAGAAGTACTTTGTAGTCAGGAAAGTTTTTATCCAGATAGCAAATAACAGAAGCCAACCTGTCGATGCCTTTCTTAATAGATAGTATTCCAATAACACCAATAGACTTTTTATTATTTTCTTCTCTTTTTGCAAAAGAAAGAGTATCCAGGTTTATACCATTGTGGATCACAACCATCTTTAAGCCTTCCGGTAAATACTGCGAGTAGGACTCCTCAAATTTTTTCTTTATATGTTCAGCCACAAAAATAAGACAGTCCACTTTATCCCAGTTAATACTAAGCGTTTCACGCGGTTGATATAATTCATAACCATGAAGACGTACTACCCAAATTTGTCCTGGTTTTTTTGGTAAAGAAGACGCTTTTCGTATTGCTTTATCCGCCCATTCAAACCAAACAATATGACCCCAATCCATATACTCCATGTCAATCTCAGAACCTACAGCAACATTGTAGTTCTCCCGCAGTCTTTTTTGAATGTCTTTTAAAAACGTAAACGCTCCTTGTTCGTCATAAAGAATGATATTTTTTTTATTGGAATCAATAGTAGATTGTTTTTTCCACATTTCGAATTTCTCGATAAACTTGGCATGTGTACATCCTAAGTCTACCGCCCTTTGACCATTTTTGACTGCCTCAAACCATACGCCTACCTGAGAGTAAACACTAGCAAGTTTCATGAAAGGCATATACGTATATGATGGACCATTCAAAAACATTCCACCCATAGGAGGTTTCATATCCTTTGCGCAAAGATACCAATGTTCTGCCTGATACCAATCTTTTTGGTTAAAAGCCAAATCCCCTAATTGAATATAAAATTCAGGTCTCTGCCAATT